ATATCGGTGATAAAGCCTTACAAGTCATCCAATACTGGGATCATGCCCGCGCCCAATCAACCGGGTCATTGCTAGCCAATCAAGGGCTTGACGCTGACAAGCTTGGGGAAGAGACGGCAACAAGGTTCGAGGGCGTTAATGAGGCATCCCAAAGTAAAGTTGAGCTGGTTGCTAGGGTCATGGCGGAAACAGGATTCCGACAGTTGTATGAAGGCGTGGCATGGTTAGATTCACAATACCAAAATACTGAAGTCGAGATTGAGATACTTGGCGAAGAGCTAAAGGTTAAACCTTCTGACTGGAAGCATGATCACAATGTTGTTAGTCGTGTAGGGTTAGGTGCTGGCGATGACGACAAGCAATTACAAACTCTTTCGAGTCTTTGGGTTATGCACCAACAGCTACAGGCTAACGGTTCACCACTAACAGACGAAGTAAAACGCTACAACATAGCCAAAGGAATCACCACGGCATCGGGTATGCCGGAGCCGGATGAATTCTTTAACAACCCTGAAAGGCCGGAGCAGTTAATAACTGCACAGAATGAGATCCTGACAAAGCTAGTCCAGCAGTTACAAGAACAGTTGCAACAATTACAAAACCCATTGGCTGAGGCTGAGACTATCAAAGCCCAAGCTAGTTTAATCAAGGCGCAAGGCGAGCAGAAGCTAAACGTAGCGGAGCTTGTCGAAGAGCAAAGACAGTTCAACATTAAAACCGCTCAAGATCAAAAGCAGTTCCGTGATGATCTTGCCTTCAAACTTACTGAGCTGGAAAAGAAATTTAACTCACAGGTAGCGCAATGACACCAGAAGAAAAGATAGCATTTGCAGAGCTTGGTAAGGCTGTTATAAAGAACGCTGCCTACCAAACTGTAATGACGGAACGCAAAGCGGCTGTGTTTAATGCCTTCTGTAGCACGGGAGCGGATCAACAAGAAGAGCGCGAGGAATGCTGGCGAACCATGCGCAATTTATTAGCATTGGAGAAGAGTTTTGAAAGAATACTGACCACCGGCAAGATGGCCGATGAAGCACTGAAAGCAAAGAGCTAGATTCTAATATTAGAATATAGTAATATAACCAAACCTTAATAAAGGAATTTACAATGTCAGATAATCCTGTACTGGAAACTGAAGCAATATCGGTCGAAGATGTGTTTTATAACGACCAAAAAGGTAGTGAGCCGGAGCCTAAGCCAACCGACAAAACTCCCGTTACATCGGATCAATCCGAGGCAGAGCCGAAACTTGAACTGGTAGAAGATAAAGCCAAGCCCGAAGTTAAGGGCGATGCTGAAACCGATACCGATGATCCCGGCAAGGTCACTCAATACCTGGAGTTAGACGGTAAAGAACATGATCTTGAAGAAGTAAAGCAGTGGCGTGATGGTCACTTAATGCAACGGGATTACACGAAGAAGACGACCGCGCTGGCCGAAGATCGAAAAACTTTCGATGCCGAGCGGACAACTGAACGTGAAACCCTTCTCAAAGCGAAGGCCGAGATTAGCGAGCTACGTGACCAATTAACGGTACTAGTCGAAGAAGATCAAGGCACAGATTGGGAAGCGCTAAAGGCAGATGACCCTGACAGGTATATCGAACTCAAAGAGAAACTGGATAAGCGCAAAGCCGCACTGGAAAAAGTAAAGGCCGAAGCGACCCCAGTGGATGACCCCGCAATGATACAGGCTGAAAGAGCCAAGTTATACGAGGCGAATCCAGAATGGTTTGAAGACGGCAAGCCGACCGATTTGTATAAAGCTGATACAGCCTTGATACAGAATTATGCGGTTAAAGCTGGATTCCAGGCAGAAGAGTTCGCGACATTAACTCGCGCCCATTATCTAACGACCATCCTCAAAGCTGCGAAATACGACCAGCTTCAAGAGAAAACGCGAGAGATAAAGGAAGCACGGGAAAAAGTACCGGTCACGTTAAAGCCAAAAGGCAAAACAACAGAGCCGAAGAAAGCCAATCACGAGGTTTTCTACGGGTAATTAATGTAACTGGAGCAATCTAATGGCTACAATAGGAAACACAGTATTGACGATGGCTGACTGGGCGAAAAGTATCGACCCTGATGGCAAAGTCGCGAGAACAGTAGAATTACTGTCTCAATCGAATCGTATCCTTGATGATATGATGTTTAAAGAGGGTAACTTACCGACCGGTGAGCAAACCTCGATTCGAACAGGTTTACCGACTGTCTATTACAGACTGATCAATCAAGGTACACCGAAAAGCAAATCAACCAAAGCACAAATCACAGAAAACGCCGCGATTCTTACGGCACGAAGTGAAGTTGATGTTGACGAAGCGACCCTTAATGGCAATGTCGGTGCGTATCGTATGTCAGAGGCCCAGGCTTTTGTTGAAGCGATGTCACAGCAACAAGCTCAGACTTTGATTTATGGATCTGCTGTCAACCCGGAAGAGTATGTTGGTTTCGCACCAAGATATTCTGATCTATCTGCAACGAACGGGCAGAATATTATCAGCGCTGGTGGCTCAGGCGCAGATAATACCTCAGTATGGTTGGTGAATTGGGGTGAAAACAAGTGCTTTGGCGTCTTTCCTAAAGGCTCAAGTGCCGGTTTATCACATGAAGACCTCGGCATTGGCGATGCTTTCGACTCAAACAACGACCGATTCCGTGCCTATATGGATGAGTGGAAGTGGAAAAATGGACTAGTTGTTAAAGACTGGCGCGAAGTTGTTCGCATTCCCAACATCGATGTATCTGATTTGGTCGCAAAAGCAAACACTCAGGCGATCACGGCAACAACGGCAATCCATAAACTGATGTCACGATCTATCGACCATTTGCCTAACGGCCCAGGCTCGAATGCGGCGTTTTATGTTAATCGCACAGTCGCATCACACCTTCGTGTTATGGCTTTGGATGTTAGTTCTGGTGCTGTAACAATCGAACCAGCGCTTAACCAGTTCGGCAAGTCTATTATGGAAATGCGCTTTCTCGGCATTCCTGTTCGACTGGTTGACCGTATCATTAACGCTGAAGCTGTAGTGGCTTAAGGAGAAACTATTATGTACGTAGATGCACAAAATCTATTTTCCGATGCCCAGGCTGTAACGGCTGACGCTGTAGGAACGAACGTGATTGACTTGGGCGTTGCCCGATCAATCGGTAACGGTGAACCAATGGCGGTTGTGTTCTCGGTCGATGTGGCCGCAGATCAGACCACAGGTGACGAGGATTATACCTTCGATGTCGAATATGCTACTGATGCGGCCCAGACTACCGGGCGTCAGTTGGTAGGGCGTCGAATTTATGAGTCTGGTACTCCAGGCGCTCCGGCCCAGGATGCTGATTTGTTGGTTGCTGGTTATCGCCTTGCAATTCCGATTCCGCCCACTACGGGCGCAGAGGATGCGCGATATCTCGGTATTCGTTACGATGTTGCGGGAACAACCCCGACTATCACTGTAACGGCATTTCTTACGCCTATGTCTATGATCGACGCGGCTGTTGATTATGCTGACGGTTTCACCATCTCCTAACTAACCGGGGCGGCTTCGGTCGCCCCAGCTTTGAGGTAATTATGATTAGAGTAAAGATTAAAAATGGCTTGTCGGCTTTCTATGATAATTTGTTTCGTCCTGAAGGTTCTGAATTTACTGTTAGTGATCGCAAGGACGTTGACGGCAAAACCATCAAGGCAGAAGACCAAATCAGCAAGACAATGGAGGTTCTTGATAAACCGCGAAAGAAACGGGCAGTGAAAGGCAATGACTTGCAGGGCAACGGCGATGCCGACGAAAATGCATTAAAAGAGGCTGATAGTGATTCATGAGCCTCGCCGATTATGATGGGTTAAAGCTTGAGGTTATAGACTGGTCACATCGTGACGATCAAGATTTAAATATCGACACGTTTATTCAGTTAGCCGAGACGGAGATGCTCGGTAATCCGGTTGAGACATTAAAGCTTAGATCAGAAGAGTCCACAGAGGTCTTAACGACCTCAATAACAACTAGATTTGCAGCTTTGCCGACTGGCTTCGAGTCTATGCGTAAAATCAGAATACAGATTGCTAATGGCGAGTCTTATAAGCTAAGGTTTCGCACACCCGAGCAGATCAATGTCCTGAGCAATACCGGCATGCCATGCTTTTTCACTGTCACTGACCAGATAGAATTTGACCGTGTTAGTGATCAAGTT